CTAATGTAGATTCGGCAAGCTGTTTGAGGCGAAGAGCTGTGACAGCATCTCCTGGCTCGAACTCGAAGTACTTGGAAGCAGTAGCAATAACCTTGCGGAGATTGAGTAATAATCTGCGAACATTTACACGATTAAGAGCAGTTGTAGCTCTTTGTAATGTCATCTGACCGCGAATGTAAATGCCGTAACCAGATTCAGAGTAAATTGGATTAATTTGAGCTAGGGTAAGGGCATCACGATCACCCTGATTTAGAATTCGCTCTGTGGCGGTGGCATCAAGCATATTACCTCGAGTGCGGCCAGCGGGAGCAGTGAAAACATCGCCAACAGTATCGTTATAAGCATACTGACCAGCAACCATACCACTGGGAGGGACAAAGATGTTCTTCTTGTTGACAGAATCAGTGATCTGAACCCAAGGATAGTAGATAGCAGCGTAGTTGCTACCAGAAGTAAGAATGTTGTTTCTATAAGCAATGACATCCTGAACAGATAAACCATAAGGAGTATCTAGGATACACATAGCATCGGCTCGATTAGAGCATAGGCTAATCATAGCAGTAGCAACATCAGGATCGGCAGACCAACCTGGGGCAACTAGAACATTAATGTCTAGCATTTCTGGGTCAGAGAAGCTATAAATACCAGTTTTGGCAGTTTCGTCGCCAATAATATCAAACTTGGTGACATTAGTTCCAGCAGTTCCATTAGCCATGAAGGCAGAGAATGAGGGATATAGTGTAGTTCCAGCGATTGTATTGATAGTACCAGAAAGTACACCAGTGCTAGCTTGGTTAGTGACCAATCCGAAGGAAGGATTGAGATTATCACCACCAACCACATGTGTAAGAGCACCAGTTGTATAGTCTACAGTATCTGTGGTAGAGTAATCTACTTTTAGATGAATATAAGAAGATCCAGCATTGATACTAGATTGTAGAACTTCTGGGGTTCCTGTATATTTTTCAATAAGTAGGAAATCAGATTGTACAACACTACTAGCTGAGACAGTAAAACCAGTATTTCTGGCAAATACAGAAACAACATATTGCTGTTCATTTAGAGAATTTAGGTTGTTTGTAGTTAAATCTACTGTGATAGCTAGGTTAGAGAAGTCAGCCTGTCCAATTGAAGAGAACTTCAAGAGGGTTGGAACAAAAGAAGCACCGGCAGGAGACATTACCCAAGTTGGACGATGTAGGTTAAGTCCGAAAGTACCAGAAATACCCATATCAGTTGCTGTTAAGCCATAACCAGAACCTACAGTATATTTAAAGTTACCAGAAGCCCCTAATGTGATAGCAGATAAAACTACCGTATTACTACCAGCTTCTAGTGTAGCAGCTTTATAACCGTTAGAAAATCCAGTAATTGGATCAACATAACCAACACCTACAATACCATTAACATTAGATCTACAAGCAGCAGCGGCAGCGGCACAGGGTGTAGCACCAAATACGTGCGAAGAGCCATTTTCTGTCTTAAACAAGAAGAGAATAGCGTCTAAAATTGCTTGAATTAAGATAGCATTATTAAGAGCATCAGCAGGAGAAATACTGTTTGGTGTAATAGAAGAATATAAAGGAACATTTATGTTAATAGTGACAACTGGGCCAGCACTAACAGTAAGTAATCCATTAACAGCAGATAGCGTTGTGTCAAAGTCACCACTCCGTAATCCGCTTAATAGAGCAGCTTGTGTAGTTACTCTTGTACCACTATAAGTAAGAGTAATATTTCCACCTGTTGATGTAGTTCCAATAGTGGTAATATTACCAGCAACAGCAGCGTTTGCCCAAGTGGCAGCAATAGCGGAGGTTACTAATGAACCAGATGCTGTAGCAAGCAATGGGGAGTTAAAGGCAGCAAACGTTTTAGCATCCACTGTTAAAGCTAAGGTTGTAGGATCTACAACAGATAGATTAGTTACAGGTACAGAACTTCCCTTACCATAACCAGATGTAACGGTAAAAGAGCGGCCAGCAACATAAGCATCAACATGGGCTTGTGTTCCAGTAAAACTCTTTAAATCAGCGCCGAGTTTTGTTCCAGCAATTGGATTAAGAGGAGCTACGTTTGTAGTATCCTGGAAATCGAAGTTAGGAAGTAATACGGGAGTAGCACTAGAAGGTAGAGTAATTAATTGATCTGCCCCAGTAGCGCCAACAGAGTTCTTTACATTAAATACAGCAGTAGTAGCAGTATTAGAAGCTAATGTCCAGTCGCCGGTAAAGGGTGTAGAAGCCTTGGGGAGTGGTACAGTAAGCTTTGCGTTAGCAGCATCAGATGGAGCAACTCTGGTTACATAACACTGAGTTCCCTGCTTTAAATACGCAAGAACAGCATACCCTAGATAATGATTTGGGTTGGGTTGTCCGAAAGTGCTCACATACTGAGAGGCGGAGGTTACTAGCGTTGGGACATTAGATGGGCCCATATCAGAAGTTCCAACCATTGCTACAATAGTAGACGAAAGATTGGAGACATACTGAGATAGGTCCTTTTCTAGGACATATACGCCAGGGGAAATAAATTGTGTCATTGCTATTAATCCTTAAGAATTTTTTAACTTAATGTTAGTTTGGCTTGATCAATGCGTAAGTTCACCGAAACATTTCTTACGCCATCGCCGGTCTTCCAATCTAATTCACCGTAAGCTAAATCTAAAGGCCAAGCCCCAATGAGCAACCAAGATTCAACTACGGAGTGATCTGGACCATATACAAGCAGAGTTAAATCTTGCTTATAATTAGCAGGATAACCCATTAAAGAACTACCACGATCATAAATTGTATTATACCAAGCATGTAGAGCCTTGGAGGCCTGGTTATCAACGAAATCATAAAACTCTAACTTAACGGGATCATAAGTGACCTTGGACCCAGCAACGTAGTAGATTTCATGCATTCTATCAATAGGAACTTCAGCAATCTTAACGCCAGGAATACTTACCTTGTGGCAAGTTAGGCGTAGTTCATCTGACATAAGTAATTCAAATCTATTTAATCTTTTTGGTTCGGCTAGATTGTTAACCCAACCCATAAGCTTCTCAGACATACAACTCATTCCTTTTCAGCACTTTACGTGGTTAATATTTGTTTCAGTTTTATTGCTTACAATTTCTCTACTATTTAATTACTGCTTTGCTATAAGTTTCCCAGTCAACTATATCGCATTTATGTCCACAAGTAGAATGGAATAACCTATGTTCAGATTCAGTAAGAACAATTGCATTATCTAGAGAAAATAAGTCTTTACAGGTCATAAAGGTACCAACAGTTAATTGGTATTTTTCTATTAGTGCAGATACTGAAGTTAGATGATGAACACATAATTTTTCATCATCCCGGCCAGATAATTCTGATTTTCCATTGGCTCGCATTAAACACTTTTTAACAAGATTCCTATATTTTGGACATGCTCGTATGGCTCTCTGTAATTTAACTAATTCATATGGTATACCTGTACCACCATTATTAAGACTATTCAACTTAAGACTTGAACAACCGCAAGATTTAGTCTCTCCTCGTTTAAGTCTATTAGCATATACAGATATAGTTTTTCCACAGACACACAAGCAGTCATGCTTATAACCTTCACTAGACCGCTCTTCTGTTCTTTTTATTACAGTTAAGTAACCAAACACAGTGCCAGTAGGGATAGGTTTTATTAAAGCATTATTAGTCATACAACCGCATGACACAGTTTTATGTCTGTTATAATCATAAACTCTAACACACTTTAATTTTCCACAAACACATTTACATTTATAATAAGAATTGTTTAATAATTTTATTTTTTCTATTATAGTTAAATATTGAATATCTGTTTGCACAAGGCACCCCATCAATATATCGTTGATTTTAGGTTAAAAAGAAGGGCTCCGTAAAACGAGCCCTTCTTTAAAAACTGATAAATTAGTTGTTTATAAATGTATAAAAGACATACACTTATAATTTTACGCGTACATGTTTGTTACAGTGAGGTTAGCAAGACCATATTGACCATCTAACAGGACCTTGTGGTCATATCTCTGTTGTAGACCAACGATGGTAGAGAACATGTCGCCACTGAGAACGTCTGCCTGAGGAGGAGTTAAGTAAGTTACATAAGGGAAGTAAGCATAAGGAGCCTTAGCTAAATCCTTGGAAGTATAACCCATTAGCATCTTGTCAGAATATGGATGATAGGCATTCTTTGCGATAGTATAACTATCAATAGTTCCAACCTTTTCAGCAGAAACATTAAATTCCCCCTGATGGAGATGGTTTAGATCGGTCATCTTGAAGTTATTTGTGTTCTGAAGAATATTGAAGAGGTGAGGGTGAGCAATAGCGAAGAAATCATCGCCACGTAAGTAATCAACAGACATATCGTTAGAAACGAAATTCATCTTGTGGACGAGTGTCTGGTTGTACTCAGCTTGCGTACCACGGAACTCACCAACGGGATACTTGGCATCCCAAACGTAAGACTTACCGGAAGTAGAGTTCATCATAGCAAGAGTTAACTCTTGGTCGATTTCTAGAGCCATTGTCTCAGTCATAGCGGTTACTAGTTCTTTAAGAGCATCTAACTTACCATCTGTGTAAGCTTCGAGATCCTGGATAGCTTCAGCAGAGATCTGGGCAAAGTTCTTACGAGCCTTGGCAGAAACCTGGATGGTATCCATAGCGAAACTAATTTCAGATAGGCTCTTAGTATTGCGCTCTAGCGAGAAAGAATAATCTACTTCATAGTGAAAATCTGCACCTGAAGCTGTTACAGAAGCCCGAGTAATAGAAGGGGCTGTGTTATTTAATAGACCATAGCTAGCAATAGCAAATTCAGTTGTTACAGCACCAGTAGCAGCTAAAATGAAGGTGCCAGCGCCATTGTCATAAGCATAGGTTGTACGATTACGGGGATCTGTATCAGAAACAAGAGAAATCTTGCAAGAGCCAGGAAGCAGAGGACCGAAATCTAGTGTAGTAGTACCATTAGTTTCTGGAATACCAGAAGCTCCACCCTCACCGACTACTTCTTGAGCAGAATAGTTAGGATCTAGGGAAGCCTTATTACCCTGCCAGTTACCGGTTGGAGTATTGCCAGTAGGAGAATAACGCTTTAGTCCAGAAGGATCTGCCCACTCAGAACCAGCAGCGACACCATTCTTAGCGGTCTTGCGGTTCAGGCGGAAAGTCTGAATGATCTGGGTAGGAACATCAAGCTGACGAGTAGCTACGAACTTAGTAGCAACTACCTGAGGTAGCACACGTCGAATGATGGTAGGAAGCATGGCCTTGTTGTAACCACCGGGGGTAGTTGCAGCAGTTGTGGTTGCTTCAGATAGTGATAGAGCATACTTCATGGACTGTACAGTGTGCATAAATACTGTATTACGAGTATCTTGGTCCTTGATGCCCTGAAGGTGTTCCATGATACCGGCCCAGTAAGGGCTACGGCCACGGGATTTGGCAACTTCTTCATCCCGCTTGAGGATTGAACGTACCTTATCTTCTAATAGAGGTTCTTGATTTAACATTTAGGTCTTTCTCCCTTGAATACTTTCTTTGTTTTGTTCTTACAAATGTTTCTTGCGTTAATACTTAATTATAGTTTTTATTAAGTCGTTTAGAGGGTTAATTTAAAAAATATCCAGTGGCTCGATGGAACCAGCTGATACAGCGGCAGTTGCCTTTTTAGTAGCTTCCCGCTTCTTTGCGTCTTCCGCAAGAGCAACTAAGGAGGACTTTACATCCTTAATAGGCTTGACAGCAACTTTTGGAATTACAACACTCTCTGTAACAGCAGCAGTGGCTACTGGGGCTGGTGTATTTCGGATAGATTCCTTGATGGCTTCGATAGCATCCTTAGCTTCTACTAATGTCTTAGGCTTGACTTCTTTTAGAGCGGAAACAATAACTGTTTTCTTTTCTAGGGGATATCCAGCACATTCCTTGACAACTAATGCTTCTAGCTCATCAGAAAGGACCTTATCACGAAGCTTTAGATTCTCAAGTTCAGAAGCATTTAACTTCTGCTTGTACTTCTCGAGTGTTTCAGCATTGGCTTCTGTTAGCTCATTGATATTGAAGTAAGGAGATAGTAATCGGACAGCATTAGAGAAAGCTTCCTGCATCTTTTCTGCCTTACTAACAGCAGTGGCATCTTCCGTTACAGCCTTAGTTACTTTATTAATAGACTCGCCAATGAAATTGAATACATCAGTAGAGAGTTTCTTAGAGAGTTCATTAAACTTAGCTTCATATACGTCCTTGATCTTAGCTTCGTATAAGTTAGCTTTGCTTAATAGCATCTGCTTCTTAATAAAGAGTTCTTTTTCAGCACTCTTTTTAGCTTCCTTAGCTTCTAGAATAAGAGCATCAAGAGCATCTTGACGTTCCTTCAACTGCTCTTGCATAGCAGATTCTAGAACCTCTTTTACCTCGGGGGTTTCTAATAGTTCAGTAATTTCTTTAATCTTCATGGTTTCACCTACACTTATTTGTGTTATTTATTTGTGCTATTTATTTCTTTAATAAAATTGCTCTGATATGTTCTTTGAATTGTTCAACAGCTCTTTCGTCTTCAATAGCCTGATAAATAGAACGACCATAATTTTTAACTTCATTTACAGCATGGACATAAGCTTGCTGTGTGGAAGGGTCATGGACGCAGTCGAAAGTTATTAGTTTATATTCATTTACTACATCACCTGTGCTGTATCCCTTAGATAGAGCACCTAACCCACGGCTGGAAATTCCAACTGTGCAGTTATTTCTAATCAATGCTCCAAGTAATCTACCAGCTGGTGTTCCTGCTGGGCCTGGGTCATCAAATACAATAGCTTCTCCTAGTAAATCCTTACCAGAGAAATTTAATGCGCTTACTACGTGGCTTACATTCTTTAATGATACCGTAGGATTGCCATCTGCTGGGTGATCTAACTCACCAAACATATTCTTACTTTCTAAACTTTCCTTGGCTTCGGCAAGAGCCTTAATTAAAACATCATAAGGATAAACTCTACCATTATGATTTTTAGTATCAGCTCTTTGGAAAACGCCACGGATCTTTAAGCTCTTCCAAGAGGAACCAGGAGTAATGGCCTCTTCTAGAACTTCAAACCCGCGAGTATTCGAGGTTAAATCTTGTATACCTAACATTTATTAATCCTTTAAACTGCTGGCATTGGAGCAGGAGCGGCTGGTGCAGGAGCAGGAGCAGCTGGTGTTCCTTGTGTAGCATCACCAACAGGTGTAATATCTTCTGGGGCTTCGGGAGGAAGTTGATCTTCGATAGGCTGATCATCAAGACCTTCTAATTCATCAGAAGGAGTGTGATAAGAGCTGTCTAAGAAGTAAGAAATCATTGGGTTCCAACGGGCTTCAATTTCAGAAAGCCTATCGTCGCCAATATCTTCATCATCAATAGCTAATAGATCAGCATTGATCTGGTCAGCTAAATCTGGGTCAATCTGGTCATCAGCAGAGTCAGCGGCCTTATCATGAATAAAGTCCTGCATTGCTAATAGAATAGATTTAAGGGTTGTCTTGTGTAGTTGTTTAATGTCGTCTTCGGAGAACATTGCGGGATTGAAAGGCTCAAATTCCTTAGAGTCACCTTCATCATTAATGTTTTCTTTTTCTGTTGGAATAGCTGGAATCTCTTCCTCATCCTCGATGTCTACGTCTGCTTGATCTTCATCACTAAACTTACCAGCACCCATATCATACTGGTTGCCTTCATTCTCTAATAGAGGACTCTTAGTTACAAACTCAGAGGCATCATATAGACTATTAGTAATAGATTCAGCTAGAAAAGCATTTCCTAGTAGAGCATCTGTAACAAGAGCTTTAACTTTTTCCTTACCTAATACTAGAACTTTGCCTAGATTAGATTCTACTAATGCGAGAATACTAGTAGTAGCAGACTCTTCAT